ATGCACAATTAACAGATTCAGCAGGTAATCAAACTTTTTTAGAAAAAAAAGATACAAGTTTTATGGCTGAATATTATAGTACTCCCAACACAGCTTCTGGAATTCCTAAGTATTATGGTAATTGGGACGCTGAATTTTGGGTAGTATCACCTACACCAAATGCTCAATTTTCAATAACTTTAGCTTATGTTAAACAACCAGTAAGTATAACAAGTACAACTTTACCAACAACAGCAAATCCAGCATCAACAGTTGGAACTTACACAAGTAATAAATATCAGGATTTACTTTTGTATGCTTGTCTGGTAGAAGCATATGGATACTTGAAAGGTCCCGCAGATATGTTACAATACTACGAAGGATCTTTTAAAAGAGCATTACAATCGTATGCGATCGAACAACAGGGTCGAAGACGTAGAGACGAATATCAAGATGGAGCTATTCGTACTCCTTTAAAATCTGAATCACCATCAAAATACTAAGGAGAAAAAAATATGGCAAATATAATACCGTTCGCATTTAGAGGAGAACTCTTTTCGGGAACACATAATTTCGCTAATGGAGGAGATGCATTTAAAATAGCTTTGTATACATCTAACCCATACTCAACATCTAGTACAGTTGCACTTACAACTAATGAAGTTAGCTCTTCTGGTAGTTCAAACTATGAGAGAAAAGCTTTAGGTTCACAAGCGGTAGCTAGTGGAACTGCAGTTGCTTCAGTTGACTTTGCAGATAGTACTTGGAGCAATGCTACTTTTACAGCAGCATTTGCAGCTATCTATAATGATGATAAGAGTGATAAATTATGTGTTGTGTTAGATTTCGGTGGAAACAAAACTGCTACTAATGGTACGTTTACAGTTTCTTACCCTAATCCAAGTACACCGGCTAATGCTATCATAAGCATGGCGTAAGGAGAAAATAAATGGCTTTAGTTTTAAATGACAGAGTAAAAGAAACTACTACGACAACAGGAACAGGAGCAGTAACTCTTGGAGGTGCTGTAACTGGTTTTGAAGCTTTTAGTGCGGGAATAGGAAATAGTAATACAACTTACTATGCAATATTTAATACTGGAACAGCTGAATTTGAAGTAGGACTTGGAACTTTAAACGGAGATAGTAGTACATTAACTAGAACTACAGTTATTTCCAGTTCTAATTCTGACAGTGCTGTTGATTTTTCATCAGGAACTAAAGATATATTTTGTACACTTCCTGCAAGTAAAGCAGTTTATTTAGATGCCGATGGAAGCGCAGTCGGTGCGGCCGGAGCAGGTTTTGCAGTTGCAATGGCAATTGCCTTATAGTATAAGAAAAAAGGAAAAAAATTATGGCACAAAATTTTAGAAGATTCGCAGTACAAGCAACTAATAGTGCAGGAACTGTATTTACATCAAACTCTTTTGATACTGTTATAGGTATTAGAATTGCAAACATTACAGCAGCAGCAATTACAATGGATGTTTTTGTTTCAGTTGGCGGTTCTACTACAAGATACATAGTAAAAGATTTAAGTATTCCACCAGCGAGTTCAGTTGAACTTGTTCAAGGTGGCGCTAAATTTGTAATGGAAAGTTCTGATGTATTAAAAGTACAATCAAGTGCTGCAAATTCAGCTGATGTATATGTTAGTGTTGTAGATTCGATTAGTACTTAACAACAAAGGAATTAATTATGAGTGATACATATCCAAGTGGAGTATACATAGGAAACAATCCTGGTTCTCAGGATATATATACTCATGCCGAAGTCATAGATAATATTTTAACAATTGAAAGTGCAGTTCTTGCAGGACCTGTAACTTTTGAAGCAACAGTAACTGTAACAGGAACCTTGGTAATTGTATAATGAGTAAATTAGAAGTCGATAAAGTAATACCTCAATCTGGAACTACACTTACAATAGGTGATAGTGGTGATACTACAAATATAGTAGGGACATTACAGAATAATGGTTCATCATTAGTTGGAGATATTTCTTCAGTTGTGGCAGGTACTAATTTATCAGGTGGTGGAACATCAGGGGATGTTACACTAAATTTAGCTGACGCTTCTACATCTGCTAAAGGAGCTGCATCTTTTAGTTCAGATAACTTTGCTGCTAGTTCTGGTGCAATAACCATTAAAGATTTAGGGATAGCAACAGCAGAATTACAAGATAATGCAGTTACAACTGCTAAAATTACTGACGCTAACGTGACAACTGCTAAAATTGCAGATGCGAATGTTACGACTGCTAAAATTGCAGATGCGAATGTTACGACTGCTAAAATTGCAGATGCGAATATAACTGTTGCCAAAATGGCAGCGAACAGTGTCGACAGCAATCAATACGTTGACGGTTCAATAGACACAGCCCACATTGCAAATGATCAAATTACGAATGCCTTAATGGCAGACAATGCTATAGACACAGCCCAGATTGCTGCGAGTGCAGTTGAGACAGCAAAAATAAATGATGACGCAATCACATTAGCAAAAATGGCCCCAGGGACAGATGGTAATATTATTAGTTATGACGCAAGTGGAAACCCAGTTGCAGTAGCAACAGGAAGTGCTGGTCAAGTTTTAACAAGTGCAGGTGCAGGTTCTCCTCCAACTTTTGCAGCTATAAGTGGTTCAAGTGATTCATTTCAAGCTGTAGCAGATGGAAGTGGTTATTCTCAAACTCATTCTGGAAATTTAATTGTTAATAATGAGGTACATGATGATGGAAATAATTATAATACATCAACAGGTAGATATACTGCACCATCAACAGGATATTATCTTTTTATGGCTGGTTGTTTAGTATCTGGTTCAGCAGGACAAAATTTTTATTTAACAAAACAAAATAGTCCAATTACTTCAGCTAATAGCTGGGGATATAATGGTACAGGCAATCAAAATGCTAGTAATGTGTATGGAATTGTTTATTTAACAGCTGGTCAATATGCTGGTATATATTCAACCACTGCTGTTTATACAAATCAATTTCTTTATTTTGGGGGGTGCAAATTATACTAACATGAAAATATCTTACGCAATATCAATAAAAGAAATTAGAGAAAATGCAGATTTTACTATCTATGATGATGATTTAGATAATATTCTTTGGCATGACGATAACCCAACTAATATTACTAAAGAACAAATATTAGCAAAACAAACAGAACTTCAAGCTATTGAAGATGCTAAACCAGAAGTTATTAAAAAAGCATCTGGTAAACAAAAACTAAAAGACTTGGGATTAGATGATGAAGAAATCAAAGCATTAATTGGAGCATAATGAGTGAAGTAAAAGTAAATAAAATCAGTCCAAGATCAGGCACTAGCCTAACAATAGGTGATAGTGGTGATACTACAAATATAGTAGGGACATTACAGAATAATGGTGCGGCATTAGTTGGAGATATTTCTTCAGTTGTAGCTGGCACTAATTTATCTGGTGGTGGCACATCAGGTGATGTTACACTAAATTTAGCTGACGCTTCTACATCTGCTAAAGGGGCCGCATCATTTAGTTCAGATAACTTTGCAGCTAGTTCTGGAGCAGTAACCATTAAAGATGCAGGAATAGCAACAGCAGAATTACAAGATAATGCAGTTACAACTGCAAAAATTACTGACGCTAACGTGACAACTGCTAAAATTGCAGATGATGCAGTGACAGCAGATAAATTAGATAACTCAATTAACTCTGCTATCACAGCTAATACAGCTAAAGTAACAAACGCAACACACTCTGGCGAAGTAACTGGAAGTGGTGCTTTAACAATCGCAGACAATGTTGTTGATGAAGCAAACTTAAAAGTTTCGAACTCTCCTACTAATGGATATTTTTTAGCAGCTCAATCTGGAAACACAGGTGGTCTTACATGGCAAGAAGCAGGCGGTGGTGGTTCATGGACACTACTTAATACACAAACTGTTTCTAATGCTGCAACTTTAGATTTTGAAAGCATAATAAGTAACACATATAATCTTTATGCAATTCATATTTTTGATTTTAATCCAGCTTCTACTAATAAAATACTTAGATTACAAGGTTCAGAAAATAATGGATCATCATATAATACAAGTAATTATCATTATCATGTGACAAAATTAGCTGCTGATAATACTTCTTACGCATCTTACGCATCTACTAGTAGTAGTGGTTATGATTTATCAGATACAGTTAAATCTGATAATATAGAAAATTTTCATGGCTTAGTTTATATATCATCTGATTTTGGTGCAGCTTATCAACCTAAATTTTGGCATCAAGCAGTTACTAAAAGTGGAGCAACAAATGGAACAGTAATTCATATGGGTGCTGGCATGTATAATGGTGGTCAAAGTTCTGCAACTAACGCATTTAGACTTGTATTTAGTAGTGGCAACATTTCATCTGGAACAGCAACCATTTATGGAATAGCTAAAAGTTAAATAAAATTATAGGAGATAAAATGACATATTTAATTATTGACGAAATAGACGAAAAAAATAAACCAAGTAAATGCAATATAAAAGAAACAAAAGCTGAAGCTGATGCTATTGTAGATAAAATTAAAGCTACTGGTAATACAAAAGTTTTTGCTATTGAAACACCTTATGCAAAAAAAGATACAAAATATCTAACAGTAGATTTTATAAATAAAACTGTAAGCTATGACCAAACAGCTGAAAATAAAGATATAGCAAATGCTCCTAAACAATATCAAATAGATAGAGCAAAAGAATATCCATCTATTGCAGATCAATTAGACGACATCTATCACAATGGAATAGATGATTGGAAAGCTACAATTAAAACAACAAAGGACAAGTACCCTAAATGAGCAGTATATTAAAAGTAGACACAATACAGGATCAAAATGGAAATCTAATCATCAGTAAAGATTCTGGTGGTAGCGGATTTTTAAGTCCGTATGCATCATCTTCTGCTGCAATAACTTATACTGTAACAGTAGCTAGTAAAACTTCAGCTCACCCTTACAACGGTGTAGGTAGTTCTAATGGTTATTTTATTAATGGTATTGAATCTCCTATTATTGAAATAAAAGGTAATGACACATCAAAACCTTATCACTATAAATTTGATCAATCAGATTCATCTAACTCAGGTCATCCATTATTATTTTATAATAATGTTGGTAAGACTACACAGTTTACAACAGGAGTAACTACTAACGGTACACCAGGATCTTCAGGAGCATATACAATGATTGCTGTTGATAGCCAAACACCAAATATTTTATACTACCAATGTTCATCTCATGCTAATATGGGTAATCATACTTTAGCTACATCACCCGTTGTTAACACAGGTGTTTTTTTAACACTACCCACAGCAGATGGAAGTTCAGGAGAATTTGTAACAACAAATGGATCAGGTGTTTTAAGTTTTGCTTCAGCAACTCCAGCAGATGGATCAATTTCAACTGCTAAAATTGCAGATGATGCAATAAGTCAAGCTAAAATAGCAGATGATGCAGTGGGTGCAGATCAACTTGCAGCAAGCGCTGTAGTGACTGCTTCTATTGTAGACGATAATGTGACTCAAGCTAAGATAGCAGATGATGCAGTAGGTGCAGATCAGCTTGCAGCAAGTGCTGTAGTAACTGCTTCTATTGTAGATGCAAATGTAACGAGTGCTAAAATAGCTAATGACGCAATTACTTTAGCAAAAATGGCATCTGGTACAGATGGTAATCTTATTTCTTATGATACTTCTGGTAATCCAGTTGCAGTTGCAACTGGTAGTTCAGGACAAATTTTAACAAGTGCTGGAGCTGGTGCAGTACCATCTTTTCAAGCAGCACCGGGTGGTGGAAAAGTTTTACAAGTATTACAAACTGTTAAACTAGATACTTTTTCAACAACATCAACATTTCCTAATTTTGTTGATGTTACTGGAATGTCACAAGCAATTACTCCATCAGCAAGTAATAGTAAAGTGCTTGTAACTGTTTGTGGTCATACTACAAATGAAAATGCTGATAAAAATGGATTTCGTTTAGTAAGAGGTAGCACTGTAATTTTTGTAGGAAATAGTAGAGGTAACACTACTAGAGTATCTATTGGTGTTCAACAAACTGATAGTGGACATGTAGCAAATTTTAGTGTCACATTTTTAGATAGTCCAAGCACCACAAATGCTGTTACTTATAAATTACAAGCTAGTGAAGAGGGTGGTACATTATTTTTTGGGGGTACTTCACAAAGTGGCGATGTTCATGATTTGAGTGCACCAGCATCAATAACTCTAATGGAAATAGGAGCATAATGTCAAATTTACACAAAGCAATTAGATCAATTCATAATTCAGTTGTATCTATAAATGGAGATACACAAGAAAATATTATTGCAACAGATAAAGATGAAAATAGTGTTACTATCAACTGGACAGCAGTAAATGCCTGGACAGATCCAGATGAATATAAATATAAAAGAATAGAAGAATATCCTACAATTCAAGAACAGTTAGATATGCAATACTGGGATAATGTTAATGGTACTACTAACTGGGAAGATACTATTGCTAAAGTAAAAGCAGATAATCCAAAGGAGTAATAAATGCTTCTTGGATTTGCCTCATTTGCTGAACGACCGTTCTCAACGGTTGCTGATGACAACAGTGTAAACATCCAAGTTACAGGTAATGCATTAGCCATTAGTATTGGTACTCCTACAATTATTTCTGATTCAACAGCAACTCCTAGTGGATCACAAGTAACTCTTGGAGCAGGTACAGTAACTGTTACAGGAACAGCAAATGTTTCCCCAACTGGATCTCAAGTAACTCTTGGAATAGGAAGTCCTTCAATAATAATAGATGTAACAGCAGCGGTTACTGGAAATGCATTGACCTTATCAACAGGAAGTGTTACAGTAACAGGAACAGCAGTTGTGAATCCAACAGGTTCACAAGTAACGGCAAACACAGGAGAGGCAGGGGTTATAACTTGGAATGATATCGTACCAGGTGTTACTATGACTTGGACAAATATAGACCCCTATTAATAAATTATGGCATCATCTTTTTCAACAAACTCAAAATTAGAATTAGTCACTACCGGTGAAAAAGCTGGTCTATGGGGCACGATTACTAATACAAATTTACAAATACTAGAACAGTTATCTACAGGTTATTTATCATCTGCTCAACTTGGAAGTGGTGATCTTACTTTAGCATTAGACAATGGTGCTACATCAAACGGTAAAAATTTATATATAAAACTAACAGGTACACTTGGTGCAAATAGAAGTGTAACTATACCAGATAGTGCTGAAAGAGTTATAGTATTTGAGGATGCAACTAGTAGAGGTACATCTACTTTATATACAATTACAGTTAAAACTGTCTCAGGATCCGGGGTTGTATTACCAATAGGTTCTACTTCATTAGTTTATTCAGATGGTACAAATGTTAGTTTAGGATTACGTAAACAAGGTTATGTAACATTAAACTCTTCAACAATTACTGCATACACTGCAGTCGATGGTGATCAAATTTTAGCAAACACAACAGCTAACCCAATTACAGTAACACTACCAGCTTCACCTGCAACAGGTGCTGAAGTTTTATTTGTTGATGCTAGAGGCACATTTGCCAATAACAATTTAATTATTAATAGAAATAGCCAACCAATAAATACAGGTACAAGTAATTTAACTTTAACAACTAACGGTCAAGCCTTTTCATTAGTCTACGTTGATTCAACAAGAGGTTGGGCGTATAAAACCAACACGGCGTAAGGAGCAAAATAATGGCTCTTATTGATTTTAAAGTCTTACCTGGAATAGATAAGCAAGACACAACATCTGGTGCAGAAAATAGATGGGTTGATTGTGATAACGTTAGGTTTAGATATAACTTACCAGAAAAAGTTGGTGGCTGGTCTTCATTAATATCAGATAGTATTGTAGGAGTTGCAAGACGTGAGTTTGCTTTTGTAGATTTAGAAGGTAACCGTTATGTTGCAATAGGAACTGACAAATTTTTACTTTTATATTTTGAAGGTCAAATATTTGACATCACTCCTATAAAAACACCTTTAGCTTCTTCAACAATAGCAACAGCAAATAATTCTCCAGTATGTACAATTACAACTGCTTCGACACATGGTTTTGAACCAGGAGATATTGTTTTATTTAATAGTGTAACTTTACCAAGTAGCACAGGATACAGTGCATCTGATTTTGAGGATAAATTATTTCAAGTAACTTCAACACCAACTTCAGTTACATTTACAATTACACAAAGTTCAAATGCAACAGGAACAGTATCTACGGGTGGTAGTATATCTGTTATACCTTATGAAAAAGTTGGTCCTTCAGCACAATCATATGGTTATGGTTTTGGTATTGGACAATACGGTGGAACTATTGCAGGTGCACAACAAACTACTTTAAATGGTGCATTAAATGCAGACACTGCAGGTACAGGTGGATCAGGAACTGTTATCAACGTTACATCAAACACAGGTTTTCCAACAGCAGGAACTATAGCTATAGCAAACGAATTAATAACTTATACTGGAAAAGGAACCAATACTTTAACTGGTATTACTAGAGGAGCTTTTGGAACTGCAACTGCAGGTACATCAAATGGTCAAGCTCATTCAACAGGTGCAACGGTTACAGATGCATCAAGCTTTACAGGTTTTGGAAGTGGAGTACAAGCATCCAACGTAACCCTAGAACCAGGCCTCTGGAGTCTAAGTAATTTTGGTCAAGTATTAGTTGCAACTATTGCAAATGGTAAAACATTTACATGGAATGCAGGAGCAGCATCTGCATTAACAGTTAGAGCTTCAACAGGCACTTCAGGTTTTTCAACAGCGAATAACCCAACTGCAACAAGAGTTACATTGGTTTCACCTACAACACGTCACTTAATTCATTTAGGTACTGAAACAACTATTGGAGATACTACTTCTCAAGATGATATGTTTATAAGATTTTCTGATCAAGAAGATATAAACGATTATACACCGACAGCTATTAACAGTGCTGGATCACAAAGACTTCAAGATGGAACAAGAATTATAGGTTCATTAAAAGCAAAAGAAACAATTCTAGTTTGGACAGATAATGCATTGTACACTATGAAATTTATTGGTGCACCTTTTACATTTGGCTTTGAGCAAGTAGGTACTAACTGTGGATTGATTGGTAAAAATGCAGCTGTTGAGATTGATGGTGTTGCATTTTGGATGAGTACAAATGGTTTTTTTATGTTTGATGGTACAGTTAAATCACTACCATGTTCTGTTGAAGATTATGTTTACGATCAAGCAGATACAACTAAAGGTCAACAAGTAGCAGCAGGTATAAATAATTTATTTACAGAAGTTATTTGGTATTATCCTTCAACTAGTTCTGAGTACAATGATCAGTATGTAGTATTTAATTATGGAGAACCTATGAAAGGTGGTACTTGGTACATTGGAACAGAAGCAAGAACTTCTTGGATTGATGCAAGTGTATATCAAAAACCAATAGCAACTAAATATAACTCATCTTCTAACGGAACTTTTCCTGCAGTTATAGGTCAAGATGGATTAGGCCAAACTCAATTATTTGAACATGAAGTAGGTACAGATCAAATTAATCAAGACGGAAGTACAACAACAGTTACATCATTTGTAAAATCATACGATTTTGATATACAATCAAGACAACAAAATGCACAAGGTAAATCAACAGGGCCCGGTATATCTGGAGAAATATTTTTAGCTATGAGAAGATTTGTACCAGACTTTAAAGACTTACAAGGTAATGCAAAAGTAACACTCGCTGTTAAGCGTTATCCTCAACAATCAGATACAAACACTTCTTTAAGCCCCTTTACAATTAACTCAAGTACTGATAAAAAGGATACAAGAGCCAGAGGCAGGTTTGTTAATATCAAAATAGAAAATACTGATGTTAGTGAATCTTGGCGTTTTGGTACCTTACGAATTGACATACAACCAGACGGTAAGAGATAATGGCAACTTTATATGATCTAGCAATGCAATATTTAAATCAGTCTTTACCTAAGACTTTTAAATATGACAGAACTAATCAACCTGAATCTACTCCACCAGTAAATGTTTTACCTCAAACTTCAAATGTTTCTACAGCAGGTATATTACCTATACAAGGTGGTGGTGGAAATGATTTTAGTGTTTACAATCCTGATCCTAATAATACAAGAGATTCAAGTAGGTATATTGAACGTCCTTATAAATCAGCTGTATATAATGATGCTTTTTCTATGATGGGTGATCCTATGGCTAATGAAGCAACAGGTGCATTAAATGCAGATGGTTTAATGAGTTATCCAGGAGATAAAGGCAAAAGTGCAATGCAATTATATTTAGAAAATAATATTTTAGGTAAAGTTACAGGCATGCTTCCTGTAAACAAAACAGGAATATTACAAAATGAATTATTGGGATCTGGTTTTTCATTAAATAACATTGGACAGATTGTATCCGGAGGTGGTGATTATAATACAGCAGCTAATGTTATGGCAGGTTATAACGCTAGTAAAATAACAGAAAAAACTTTTGATGATAGAATTAAAATGGCTACAGAGAAAATGACTCCTGGAGAATATAAAGATAAAAGAATAGCAGCTATTTTAGAAGCTAAACAAAATTTTATTGACGCTAAAGGTAGAACAAAAACTGTTTTTGATGCTGAATCATTAGAAAAAAATCCTGATTACATATCTCAAGATATTATAAATCAAAAAATGCAAGAAGCTTTAGAAGGTGAAGATGATAGTGATTTAGAAACTGATCCTACTAATATTTTAGGTACTTTTAAAAACAAAAATATATTTGAAATAAATAATATAGTTGATTATCAAAGAACAAAAGATCTTATAGAAGCAGCTAAAATAAAAGAACAAAACGCCATGGATCCTGGTACACCTCCTATAGATTACTACGTTCCGGATGGAACTAGTGGCGGCGGAGCTGGACAAGGTATAGATATAAGTGGTGCAGGTACTGTACGTAGTAGCGATAATAATTTTCAAGGAGACTCGGGACCAACTAATCAACAAGAATCTGATTATGGTTATTCAACTGATTTTGGTTTTGCTAGAGGTGGTATAGTTAATTTAAGAGTAAAAAATTAATGGCAAAAGTAGTAGTTAGATTACCTGAGCCTAAAGAAGAGTACGACTTTTCTAACCAGAAACAAATTAATAGAGCAATTGCTATAATTGTAGAGCAATTAAATTCTACTTTTTTAAACGAAGAGAAACAAGATCAAGAAAGGTTCGCGTGGTTTAATGGCTAATATATATACAAATGCAAAAGTAGATTTAACTACAACAGATGTTACTACATTATACACAACACCTAGTAACTCTAGAGCAATTATAAAATCATTGTTAGTATCAAATGAT